CGAAAAAGGAAAAGGATCACACGGAAAAATCGTTTCAGGTTCCACAAACTGGGCAAGTAATTGCACAACAATGGGACCCTGAGCATCTGATGACACGGCACGACAACCTCCATCCAAGGAGGAAGGTGCACCGAACCATATTCCATGCATATCTACAAACGAGTCAAGTGAAGATTGACCATGAAGGTCAAGCCACTCAACAGGAGAATTCCATGGTGAGAAGTGTTCAGTCTGAGTCTGTTGACTTATGTCATGCAACATAGTATCAACAAAAGACATAAACACATCTGGATAAGGACCTCCAGCGTGCGCTGGATTAGCCAAATCACGACCAAGGAGAGGCCTAGGGTAACAAGAAGTAGCAAACCATCCATACAAAAACGGATTGGAAGACCACTGTAACACATAACGAATGCCCTTACACCTGAAGAATCTAAAAGTTCGAAGAACATCCAGCATTTGAGAGCTAAACATATCATCTGGAACATAATAAGTAGGTTCAACATGAGTGTTAACAGCAAATTCGAAGGTGGCAAGCCACTGTAATCTCTGTAAAACTCCAAAAGGAGTCTGATCAGGGAAGGGATTGTTTCGGCGAAAACCAGGCAATAAAGAAAGGGTTACAACTTCTTTCTCTTCCTCCAGGACATTCTCAGTTATCCCACCAATATTCTGGTGTTCAACTGGAGAGTCCGACACAATATTTAAATCATCATGAATTTCGGCGATGGTAAAAATTTGACCTGCAGTGACCATCTCACCCACAGGCATTAACTGATATATCTTATTGGTGAATTCAGCGGGAGACTCACAGAGTCGTCTCACACAATTAAGTTCTAAAAAGACGCTATTTCATAATCCAAAGTGTGGTTTTCCTCAACACCCGAGGGTTCCTCTATTACTGGAGAGTGCCAGGATTGTTAACTACAATCAACGGACAATTTATGGGTTGTCATCCCCATGTTGGTGGTCTAGCAGAACCCAGCCAACCAACGACTCTCATAATGCGCGTAGGACTTGCCTAAATAAGGCAAACCATTATCACGACACACACCCATGAGGCGTTGCTCTTCACGATCAAAAACTTCACGTCCATGGTGAAACCACTCTTTCATAGCGGTTTCAACATTTTCACAAAATTGAGCATTAATCTGTGCTGCTGTGGCATGTTGTTTAGGTTTCTTCACCCAGAGGACCATACCATAAATCGAACTGGGTTCCAGAGGAGCATAAACACGCTCCCCATCACGACGAAAGGACCTAGCAAGAAAGCCAAGTGAATCGAGAGGTGAATGGGGCTCAGTAATAGCTCCCTTAGATGGGGTTGTATATGTGATACCAAATGCACTAAAAGCTATAGATGCGAAAATTATCATGTTGAAATACTCAATAAACTTCTTAAGAATACTCCACACATTGTCATCTCCGTAAAATATGGCTCTCAATATCGCATCACGCTGAGCTTTTCGAAACTCTTCATTATCAGAATCATCTTGACATATCATCAAAGAATAATTGAACATGACAATAGAACAGAACGAGTTCAAGAAACCAGTCAACCAACCACCAGAAGAATTAAAATAATCTAACCAATAGACGTGATCAAAAATAATGAGAAGAGGAGCAAGGGCAGTTTTACACATGGC